TTGTGATTGTTTTATTTCCTCTTTTAAGAGTAATTTTAGTTTCGTTTGATAATACTAATTTAACCATAATTCCTTTGTGTTAGATACTAGGGCTATTTCTAGCCCTAGTAAGGTTCGTTTATTATGCTTGGATTGAAGAATCGTAATGTAATTCGACACCATATGAATCGTGGATTTCTCCAACGCCATATACACTTGTCGCAACGATTTCGTCTGCTCTAAGACTTGCATCTCTTTGCGTTTCGATTTTCACATCTTGCATCATAGCGATTGCTAATGCGTCTTTATGGAACGCACCACCTTTATAATCACCAGCTGTACCTGTATTAGCCATATTTGAAGTTTCAAATATATTCATACCAGCTAACTTACCAACAAAACCAGCTCTTAGGGCTTCGTTAGAAGTTTCTGAATCTAGACCAGCAAAAGTATTAGTTAATCCTGATTTTAGATCGTAAGCGATTTTAGGGTGTAGTACAACTGAACACTCATTAGCTGGTAATGCAGTTGCTCTTAAAGTTGAAAGAGCATTAAAGATTACTGCTGGAGAAATAGCTGTTGAACCATCACCTAATGCAACACTAAAACCATCAAACTTAGCAGTTAAATCTGCGTCTTGTTTTCTAGCTAGTGCTTCACCAAATAACTTACCAATATCACTCGCAACATTTCTTGGTGCTGAGTTTCTTGCTAAGTCTGTAAGTGTTGTCATAACACCGACTTCAGATGCAGTTATTGTAACTGAACTTGGGTCGATTGCTGTGTTTGCTAAATCAGTTGCGTCTGCTACTGCTGATGCACTTACTTGTGCATAAACAGGAACTTCAACTGCTTTACCACCACCTGAGATCGCATAGTTTTTAACTAGGTTTCTCATAATGGATTTTTCAGAAGCTACAAATTGTGCTTCTGCAACGATTTCGGTGTATAGTTCCGAAAGGGTTGTGCTTGTTGTTTCGTTTGCCATTGTTTGTTTCCTTTATATTTTATTTATTGTTTAAGTTAATCTTAATAGCACCTGAATCTCTTTGCTTACGATACTCAGCATAAGCTTTTTTGTCTTCGGGTTTATTAAGGTCTAGTTCCTGTAAGTTAAAAGGTTTAACAGTATTACCACCGATACTTGCTTTACTTCCTGAACCTTGATTTGTACTTAAACGGAAGTGTGGGTTCGTATCTAAAAACTCATTAACTCTATCTTCTATTGTTAAAAGTTCTCCTTTAGGGTTATATCGTACATTAGAATTATTATCAAGTACCTCTATTCTTCCATCATCATTTAATTTAACTTCTCTTTCTAATAATGAAACAACTTGTTGAGGGTTGATTGCTCTATTCTTTGATGCAACAGATAAGATAGAATTGTCAATCTTTTCTTTTTTAAGATTAAGTTTATACTTGCTGATTTCTTGATCTTTCTCTTGGATTCTGTCTTGCATTATCTTTTCCAAGTCTTGTTTTGTTTTAGCTTCTTCTAATTCTCTTTGTTTAATTAAATCAGCTTTTTCTTTGTTTTCTTCTTCTATCTTTTTCTCGTATTTTCTTCGTTCTGCCATAATACGAGATTGAACAATGTTATCTAATTGTTCTTGTGTAAATGATTTAGTTTCTTGTTTGTTTTCTTGTTTTGTTTCTTGTTGTACTTCTTCTTTAGCTTCAACAGGTGCTGAAGTTTCTTGTGTTTTATCTTCCGACATATTTACTCCTATATTATTAGTTCTCCGTTATTATCATACCAATCAGGGTTGACATAACTCCATTGATGACGACAATTATAACCACCACGAACAACAAGAGGATTGCCTGATTTTTTTCCTGACCAGCTTCTTGATGACCATAGGTTCTTGACTTCATCAATCGTAAAAAGACCATTGGGTCGTATATTGTATACTCCATTAACTAAGTTTCTGCAAATCTCTCGTGTTGTGGGTATTACATCTCCATAGTATTTAACAAAAGTTAAACCAGCATCATTTGACTTATTGAAGTTTAATGTTGCATCAAAATCTCTTAATGAGTCGTTTAATATCTGCCCAGCATATCTTTTCATATTCT